GCAAGAAGGCCGTGTTAGAATCAAATAATAAAACTTACGAAGAGTTAAAAAATGGCAAAGAAAAAAAGCAAAGCTAAGAGTAAAGTAATGGGTCGGCCAGTTAAAAAGCTCGAGGACCTATCGATAGACGGCTGGACACTTCTAAATTCACTAATAATCTGGTCTGCTCACTCAGAGTACATAGCTGATCAACTAGGCATTTCAGAAGACACTTTGTCCAAAAGGATAAAAGAGAAGCATGGAGTCACTTTTACGGAGTACCGCAATAAACAAAAAGAAAAGATAAGAATTAACCTAGCTAAGAAGCAATACGACGTTGCAATCTCTGGAAATCCAACCATGCTAATCTGGCTTGGTAAAAATGAGCTAGGTCAAGCCGATAAGAATGAGATCGAACAAACTAATAAAAACATTGAGATTCATATAAGTGAAGACGACAGTAATCTCTGAGTTTAAAAAAACAGTAAAGCAATGTCAGGCCATTCTTCTACTAGCCTGTGACGCTGTAAATATAATGCTCTACGGCGGCAGCCGCTCGGGCAAGAGCTTTATAATTATCTACGCTATTATCGTTAGGGCCTGCAAAGAAAAGTCTCGTCACGTTATTCTAAGAGAAAAATTCAATCATGCTAAAAACTCCATATGGAGAGAGACACTACCCAAGGTTCTTGATCTATGCTTCCCAGAATTACAATATGAGGCCAATAGATCAGATTTTTTCCTAACCCTGTCTAACGGGTCGGAAATTTGGGTCGGAGGCTTAGACTCAAAGGAGCGTACGGAGAAGATACTAGGTAAAGAATACTCAAGCATTTTCTTTAACGAATGTTCCCAGCTTATGTATGAGTCGGTCGTCGTTGCTCTAACTCGTTTAGCTGAGAAGAATGGGTTAAAGAAAAAGGCCTATTACGATGAGAACCCACCGTCTAAAGCTCACTGGTCTTATTGGTTATTTATAAGGGCCCTAAACCCCCTAGACAACGAACCCGTAAAGAACCCTGAAAATTATAAATCAATGATCATGAACCCCACAGATAATTTGATCAACATCGACGAGAACTATTTAGAGCTCCTTGAGTCAATGCCCGAGAAGCAAAGAAAACGGTTTATGGAGGGCATATTTGTAGACGCTGACGATGGCATGGCCTACTACGAATTTAAGAGAGATGAGCACGTCCAGGAGATACACATGGACAATAAAATAGGGAGAGTCATGATTGGTATGGATTTTAACGTCCAGCCCATGACCGCTACAATAGGTTACTTTACCGATAAAATCTTCTATGTAACTAACGAGGCGTTTCTCGAGAACTCCGATACTCCCAAGATGTGTAACGAGCTTGAGCGTTTGGGTGTATCTCATGGCCTAGTCTACCCCGATAGTACAGGGCGTAACAGAAAGACCACAGGCAAGTCAGACTTTAAAATCTTAGAAGACGAGGGCTTTACAATCGTTGGAACTAGAAACCCTTTCGTTTCAGATAGAGTTATAAATATCAATCGATTACTAAAAGACAACAGAATTATAATAGATCCTAAATGCAAGAAGCTTATTAACGATCTAGAAAAAGTTTCTTGGAAAAACAATGAGCTAGATAAAAAAAGCGACCCAATGCTTACTCACATATCAGATGCACTCGGATATTGGTGCTGGTCGCTTGACAATATCGTGTACAACAGTAGAAAATCATCAACAAAACAACTATAAACGGAGATAAAATGTCTAAAGATACAAAAGTAACTAAAGCTCGACCAGTTCAAGAGAAAGTCGAAGTACCAAGATCAGAAGTTGAGACAAAAGAATTTACGAACGAAGAAAAAGAAGTTCTTAACGGTCTTAAAGCACGCCATGCTGTGATTACTAAAGATCCAATGCAAGATAATCTTCCGTTTAAAGAGTTTGCCTTTACTAAACTTAACTACTTAATTAAATCAGATCTTAAGAACGTTTCAAGAGCTAAAGACGAGACACCTAGAAAGCTAGAAGACTCTCAAAAAACCATGATTGCTGAAATGGCAAAGAAATACGTTAAAGATGTTGAAGTTCTAAGCTCAATCGTTGAGAAGTTGTAATGCTACTAAGAGAGCGTATAAGCGAGATACTTGACTATATAAACGGATATGATTCTTACTTAGATCATAACAAAAAGCTTCTAGATATCCATCAAGGTAACTTAAGACCTTACGTTGAGAAAGACCTAGAGAGCTGTTTAAGTAAAGAATATTACGCCAAGATGAAAGATCGATTAATTATCATTAATATTCTTCAACGCTTTATAGACAAAGTTTCAAAAGTCTACGCTCTCACTCCTATGAGAACTGTAAAAAAAACAAGTGCTTCAGACGAGAAGCTCTTAGAGTTCTACGAGAATAAGTTCGACATGAACGTCAACATGAATGACGCGGATGAGTATGCCAATTTATTCAAGGGTTACTTATTAGATCCCTATATAGACGAGAACGAACCACAGCTAAGAGTCTCTCCTTTCGATAGATTCCTAGTTAAATCTGACTCATCTAAAAACCCTTTAAAGACTGATTTACTCATTAAGTTCATGGGCGAGAAAGCTGTTAAGGTCGAAGACAAGCGTCAAAGATTAGGTTATCGAACAGAGATGAGAGAAGTCTTTTATCTCTATACCGATGAAGAATTTCTAGCTATTGACGATAGAGGCGACATTTACGAAGAAGGTATGCGAGATCAAGATGGAACTAATATCTTTGGTATTATCCCCGCTTTCTATGGCTTTAGATCTAGAATCGATCTAATACCAAGACAAGACACCGATCTTCTAGGTATTACAAAAATCATTCCTGTACTGCTCTCTGATTTATCGGGCGCGGTTCTCTTTCAATGCTTTTCGATAATGTACGGCGTTGACGTTGACGCAGAAAATCTAGTTATGAGTCCTAACGCTTTTTGGTCTTTTAAATCAGATCCTACAAGTGATAGACAACCGACAGTAGGCGTCATAAAGCCCGAAGCAGATATTGATAAAGTTCTTAACTTTATTATGCAAGTCTTTACTCTCTGGTTAGAAAGCAAAGGCATTAAAATAGGCGCGGTCGGTCAAATGGACGGTGCTAAAGCAGCGAACGGTATATCTAAGATCATTGATGAAATGGATACTACTGAGCTTAAAAAGTTAAACATCAAAGCTTTTAAACGCGATGAAGAAAGATTCTGGCAAGTTCTAAAGTCTATTCATAATACTTGGGTTACTCAAGGGCTACTTACAGGTCATCCTAAGTTCTCAGAAGCTTTTGAAGTAGGGATCGATTTCGATGAACCTATCGTAGTAACTGATAGAGAGAAAGAAGTTAGAACCGTATCGCTTGAAGTAGACGCAGGGTTCCTGTATCCTGAAAAGGCAATAAGGAAATTGTATCCAGATGCTGAAGAGGACGAAATTGCAAAGCATCTAGAGTTTTACGAGCAAGGAGCTAATGTAGATGGCGAAATGGCAGAAGACGACGATACCAATATCGAAGAAGTATAGCCCTACAGAACGTAAAGCAATAGCTCAAGAAGTTATAGAGTTTATTAGAGATAGAACTAGTAAAGGTAAAGATAAAAACAATCAATCATTTAAAGGATACTCCAAAGGCTATAAATCTTCTCTAGATTTTAAGCTTGGGGGTAAAAGCTCTAAAGTAAACTTACGTTTAACTAATGAAATGATGAGTGAGCTAGATCTAATAAGTCATAAAAATGGTTCGTTATTAATCGGATACGATAAAGCAGATAGTAATCTTAACGGTAAAGTAGAGGGTAATCGCCTAGGTACTTACGGCAATAAAACGCCAGTGACTACAGGTAGAGATTTTCTAGGGATTGCTAAAAAAGACTTAGATGAAATCCTAAAGAAGTACCCCACTAGTGGTGAGGGCCTAGGTAAACGAGCACTAGAGATTTTAAAAGCCTCTAGGGCCTCAGAAGAAATAGTCGCAGGAGTAGTGACCGAGATACTTGATGAAGTCTAAACAATCAAAAAGAAACCGAACCCTATTAAATAATACCTCTAAGGAAATAGATCGGATAGTTGACAAGTTTAAGAGCAATAGAGGAGAGATGAATAGCCTGGGCAATAAGATTCTAAAGCAGATACAGGTAAGAACTCGCTTAGGTTTCGGCGTTGCAAAAGGCAACAGGAAAGTAAGGCTTGCAAAACTTAGTAACTCCTACAAAGATACGCGTAAAGGTAAGATCCGCTTCTTTACGACCAAAACAGGTCAGGTAATAAGAATAAGGAACAAGAAAGCCATAAGACCTAAGGGCTTAAGTAGGGAAACCACGGCAAGCAAGTCTAACTTAACAGCGACGGGGCTTATGCTTAATTCATTGACAGCTAAAGTCGCAGGTCGCAGAATATTCATAACGTTGGAAAATAAAAAAGGGAAAGATATATTCGGAACACCCTCAAAAACGAGCACTAACGCTAAAGCTGGCTACCAGGCGAATCAAGGTAGACGCTTCTTAGACTTGGCATCGTTTGAAGTAAAAATGTTCAAACAAATAGTAACAAAAAAACTAATAGCGCTAGGCGCAAAAATGCTTAAAAAATTATAAGGGAGAAAAAAATGAGTGAGGTTAGTGACCAAACTAAAGACGATCAAGTTAGTGACGAGATTGTAGATCCAAAGACCGAAGATAGTGTTAAATATGACACTTTCCAACGAGTCCTAAGACAGAAAAAGTCTTTAGAGGAAAAGTTGTCAGCTTATGAAAAGACTCTTGAAGAGATCAAGATGAAAGATGAAGCGGATCAACAAGAATCTCTAAAGAAGCAACAAAAGTTTGAAGAGCTGTCGAAAGACCTTGAATCAAAGCTTGAACACGAGCGTAAAGAAAAAGAGACCTTTAAAAAGTCTTGGCTAGACACTCACAAGCTTCAGGCCGTTTTAGATAAGCTACCAAGCAAGCCAAAGAGACAAGAGTATTTAAGTTTTATCGATATTGATAAAATTGAAATAGATCCTGAGACTGGTATCGTTGCTGAGAGTGTAGAAGAGGTAGCTAATAGCTTTCTAGAAAACTACGGGGATCTCCTTCAAAAGTCGGGTAAAAATCTTCCAGACGATGCACCTAGCAGCAAACAAAAACTAACGCACGAAGCTTGGTTGAAACTTCCTTTATCGGAAAAGAAAACTAGGCTTAAAGACGTAATTTAAGGAGAAAAAATGTCGACAACTAATTTAAGTGATGTAAACGAACAAATACAAAAATTTTGGTCACCAATGTTCATGGACGAGTTAATGGAAAGTGTTTTACTTCCATCACTTGTTAATAAAGATTATGAAGGTTCTATCGCTAAAGGCGGGGATACTGTTTATGTATCTCAAATTAACCGACCTGTAGGTGAAACTAGAACTGTTGGAGTAAATGCTGACACTTTTAATAGTGAGAAGCTAAGTACTTCAAGAGTAGCTATTCAAGCTAATAAGCGTTTTCAAGCTTCTTTTGAGTTTGACGATCTTGTAGATCTTCAATCACAAATTGGCGACCAAAACTCTAAAATTAGAGCTACACTTCTAGAGTCAATGGAAATTCAACTTAATAATTATCTCTATTCTTTAATATCTCCAAGTGCAGCATCGCCAGATCATGTTTTAACAAGTGTAACTGACTTTAATCTAGCTCAGTTAAACATCGTTAGAACTCTTGCAGCCCAAGCACATTGGAGAAAAGACGGATGGTATCTATTAGCTGATCCTCAATACGTTTCTGATATGTTGAACAACAGTACTTTGACCAGTGTAGACTTCGGAGCACAAGACGCGCCAATTATCGGTGGTCAAATGTCACGTCAGAGATTAGGATTTAACATTTTAGAAGACGCCTCTGATGGTATTTTAAGCCTTTCAGGCTCTTCAGCAGATGCGGCTATCGCTTTTCACCCTGACTTTATGCACCTAGTAATGCAAAAACAACCTACTTTTAAGGTTGCTGATCTTACTTCTAATCATCAACACGGTTTCGTTATCGTTGCTGACATGATTGGAGGAGCTGGTCTAGGTATTGACGGGGCCAAGAAGCACATTAGTATTATCAACTCATAATTATGAGCGGTAACTTTGATATTTATAAAAATCTCTTGATCTTGGAAGCCTCAACGGCTTCTGAGCTTCAAGAGAGGCTTAAAAGCATTAGGGTTCCGATTAGGATTTTACAAATATATTCAGATGGAAAAAAGCATTACGCAGCTATAAACACAAATAGAAAATTAGGAGTAAATAATGGCAGTACTAGCAAGTAAAAAAGTAGTTGGCGGCGGGTTCTCAAACGCTGGCGATATTGTAAGAGTAAAGTATGACTTCGCAGCAGATACAGGCGCGGTAGCAGACTATGACGTTCTAGTGGCGGATAAGTCTTGCGTTGTAGAGTTTCTTTTTGCAGATGTTGAGACAGCGGCTACTTCAGGTGGTTCTTTAGTTGTCGATCTTGGAAAAGGAGCTGGTGGAGCTCAGTTTTGGTCTAATCAAGCCGTTGCATCTATTACTCTCGATGCTATCTTAGGTCCAGATACAGCAGAGTCTAAATATGTTGAGCTTGCTTCAGGTGAGAAAATCGTATTAGGTCTTGAAGCTGCGGCAGCAACAGCAGGAAAATTTGAAATGGTTTTTAGAATTTATTCTAGATAATTAAAATTGAGTTTGAGGGGTCTCAATCTAAAAAAGCCTCTCGCCATAAAGGAGTTATAATTGGCTAAGACTGGAAATGTAAACACCGATTTCGCTAAGTCAATTATATACTCTCCTGCTAGAGCAGAAGGTACGGCATGATAACAAGAATACTTCACTCAGATAATGGGACAATAGAAGACTGGACCCCCGAAATATCTAAATATAAGTCAGGGGAAAAGACTTTTAGCTATGTGACGGGGGAGGACGCTATTTATTTAGGTTCTCTTTTTCCCTTCAACCACAAATATATTAAACTTGGCGAAACAGTAAACAGTGAAACGGCCACTATGTCCCTAAGATACTGGGATGGTGATGAGTTTGTGAG